CGTCCTCGTAAGCCTTCGCGCCCGACCGTGTCTGCGCTATCATTTGCGTCTTTTGAGTGCCGCTAATTCTTTCGCTGTTCTCAAGCGTTTTTAGCACAAAGCCTGAGTTAGTAGACTTCACCCCGTCTGCTACCAACAACCTCGCATAGACGTAATACTTCAACACCATTTTCAACCCCTCAAATCTGATGGGGTTGGCCGAACCGTTGGGCGTGTAGGTTTGGCCGTTGAACAGATTGACGTATTTAACAGCGGTCAAATTCGCCATGAAGTCGTAAAACTGCTCGTCACCCAATATAGGCTTGATGTCAAACTGTTGCGCCTCAAGAATTATAGGGTCGATGTCACTTGCCGCCAAATTCTGCGTGAGGCTTTTGTTCTCGGTAAAGTCTGTGATTGAAATTAGCTTAACCATGTCTTTGGTTTTGGTGGTTCTTCAACGCCTGCCAACATTTCACGCGCGACCTCTGATGTAAACCCGTAGATTTCGCGCAACATAGCTACGCCAGCGGCTACGCTTGTAGTGCCTGCGCTAATTGATTGCTGCAATGTAATAAGTGCCGTCACACCGCCAACAGACCCGCGTAACTGCGCCTGTGCATCTGCCACTTTGCTTGCTGTCTCCGCATCTAAGTCCACGACCGCAATGTCACTCATGGTTAACTGCGCAATTTTGAACGAACCCGCTATAAGGCCATCGAATAAATAGGCATAGGTTTCTTCAAGCACCGCGCGCTCGTCACCTGTCATGCGGTTGTAGAATTTTACAGCATCGTCCAATTGGCTTGATAGCCCTAACGACCCCGCAATGGCATCAAGAAACACCGTTGGAATAGCAAACACCTTTCTGATGTTGTCCTGTGTAGATGTTTCGTGGTACTCAAATAACTTGTCCGTGTTTTGGTGGCTGAATGGGAGTAGTTCGGGTTTCTGTTCGGGCGTTTCCACATCAACAAGCATTATCCTATTGAAGTTTTTAGCCCCTTGGAACTCCTTAATACCTTCCACTAAATCACCGTTAACCGCTTCCTTGCCCTCAGACTGTCCGTAACGCACAAACATGTGCGAAGCCATAAACGACCCCGATATATTGCGATATTTGAATAGCTTTATTTGGCTGTCCGTCTCGATGTCCTCCAGCTCGCTGTCATAGTAGGCCAATGGATAGGCAAGTTCACCGCCCTTGCCGTGGTAGTACACCTGTCCTTTGTACAACTCAATCCCACCCGCTGCTAATATCTCAGCTTTGACTATTTCAGGGTCAGGATTGTAAAGGTTAATGAAGTCAATCTTTGCCTTATCAATTCGCTTGACTACATCGCGCGTCCAATCGGTGTAAACGGCTATTGACACGGGGTTTAAGTCCTTGTCAATCCCTATGCGGCAATGTGCAAACGGCACGGCATGAACGGTGGTCTTGTTGCCGTTAATGTCATAGTTAAAATGCACCGCGAAGCCACCGTAATTGGCGTAATCGCTTGCGTTGCTTCTTAGCGTCTTGTCAGCAGTTAGGCGACCACCATCAACTATGCGCGCGCCTAAAGTTGCATCGGCAAAACCCGACCCGTTTATGAACTTAAATAAAATATCAACGCACGCCTTAGCCAAACCCGACCCGTTGACAATGTCCACCACTCTTTGAGGGTAGGCATTATCAATGTCGTAATTTATAATTCCAAGAGACTTGTCATCCCTCCGAATTATCCGTTTTTGGATTTCGCCAACGTTGATTCTCATTACCCTTTAGGCTGTCCGCCACGTTTTTTAGGCTGACGTGTGGCAACCTTTTCGACCTCAGTACCCTTACCATCAAGCGCGGCAAGTAACTCGTCACCGTTGTCGAATGAAGCGGCATGTGCGCGGTTTGATGCCACCATTGCAAGCGCGATTTCGTCTGTAATGTTCGCGGTCGTGTAGTGGCTTTGATTGAAGCCTACCACGCGGGTCGCTTTCAATTTGTATTTCCTTTCCATTGTCAAAAAGATTAGTTGCTGTTCGTTTAGTGCTTTCAGTTCAAAGAAGCCATCAAGTATGCAATTGACACAAGACCCCTCCCCTAAAGTTTTACCCTTCAATTCTTTGTAAACTGCAATAAACCGAATAACCACTTCGTTAGTCTTGTCGATTTGTCCTTTCGGAACGACAATAAACGGACTAACTTCATTGAGTAAATCGGTTATTTCTTGCGGTGTCATGCGTCAAAGATAAAAAAAAGGCGGCAACCTGTTCACCAAGTTGCCGCCCGTCTTATTTATTGGTTTAGTTGCTTACAGTATTCCATTCACAACGGCCAACGTGGCTGCAAAGTCTGTAATGAATAGCGTCTGTGGCAGCGTGGAAGGCTTGCTAATCTCATCATTCTTGATGAGTAGATTGTAAGCACCTTGCAGTTCTGCATCGGCCAATATACGCTCCAACTCTTGCAGACGCAAACCTGTCTCAAGACCGTAAATCTCAAAGGCTGCTTCACCTGCCGCGCCTTTGTGGTTGTTCTGCACAATGGCTACCACAAGCGCACCGTCCAGCTTAGTCAATTGCACCTTGGCCGCGATTGAGTTGCTGAATACTTTGAAGCGAACTTCGTGGTCGTATCCGTTAACGTAGCGGCCTTTGACCAAGGCAGCGCGCGGCTCGTTTGAACTGTTCAACCCTTCAAACACGTAGCCAACTGCTCCACCTGGCAGAGTAATTGCTTCAATGACATTGGGGTTGGACCCGTTCCTTGTCACGTTGCCATCAATGTCTGAGAAGTTGACCAAAATCAATCTGTCGTTAACACCGCCAACGGGCGGGTTAAGACAATCGTACAGAATACCTGCTGTTAATGCGTCACATACTGGCATGGGTTCTCTTTGTTAAAGGGTTAGTATGCGGCTTGGATTGCGTAGTCTTGAAGCACTTTGGCATCAAGGTTAGCACCAAAGTCGAAGTAAGTCTTCTTGTCTTTCTTGTCGAAAAACACGTCAACATTTGACAAATTGCCTTCTTCTTCTGTACCAAAACCAAGGTTTGACTTTGTGGTCAAAATGGCACGGTGCGGCAAGTAGTAATTCAACTCCGTGCCGATTGTGCGCATGTACCCCTGAATCATCCTGTCCCAAAATGAGTAGGCATAGATGGTCACACCTCCGCGCTTCAACATGGCGATGCCGTCCTGAATGTACTCGAAGGCGATGCTGATACCATTGGCAGCCCCGTCCTCAAGTTCGCGGACGTATTGGTCTGCCAAAGTTTGGGTGCAGATTATGATTTTGTCTGCCTTGTCACGTAGTCGGAAGTCTGCCCCGAAAATCATGTTTTGGAACAAGGTAGTCACAACCCTGTTGGTAGTGTCTGTCGAGTTGAAGGCCTGCAAAGCAAAAGAAAGCTCTGCGTTTTTAACCGCGATACCTGCTGTCTTACGTGCAGGAGTTGCCGCTACAATGGCGAAGATTTGCTTCCAAATTCCATCAAACGCATTCCAACGCTTTGCAACGAAACCAGCCGTTACGAATATGCCGCCACCTGCTGTTGTGGCTGCTGCCGTGTCGCCAAACCAAACAAAGCGGTGGAACATTTCAGCAATGGCATCTTGGTAACGCTCGATGAAGAACGTTGCGAACTCCGTAGAAGTTAGGTCGCCTTTCTCTGCTCCGCTTTTCAGGCTGTAAACGAAGAACGTCTCAAGCAAATCTTCCCAACACTCTGAGAACCTGTCATCAATGTATGCAGGCTCCCAAAACTTCTCAGTGTTGGTAATTGTTGCATCATTCTCAATAGGCGCACAAGTGCCGTCTACGTGCTTCTGTCCAACAAGACCCGACAACAAACCAAGGAAAGCAATTTGCTTTTTAGCTTTGATGCCTGTGTAGGCCGTAAGGAACTCAGTGATTGCGGGTTTCGCAAAGATGTCCTCCATGATGGCCTCGGACACCGCCCGAACTTCCTCACCATTGAACGTTAAATCTGCGGGGTTAATTATGTTAGGCATGATTGTTAGTTTTTAGATTGTTTGTTTTTACGGGCTTCTTTGATTGCGTTGTAACCATCGCTTTCGCTTGGTACAGCGGCTTGTTTCTTAAAGGCAACGGCTGCGGCTTTCGGCTTGTAAGTCGATTGCATCTTAGCCATCGCCACTACATCTGTTTTGAGTGCTGCAAGTGCCAACTGAGCTTCTGCGTTTTCGGCTTTGAGCAGGTCGTTTTCAGCTTTCAAAGCAACCATTGCTTCGTCCTCTACTTCCAATTCAGCGGTAATGATTTCGGTTATCACACCGCCAACAGTTACGATTTGCCCCATTTCAAACTCATGTGTCGCATCGGGAGCGGGAGTGCCGTCTGCCAATGTCACAACGTCACCAACAGCGGGCGTGTCTGAATCAGTCACCACAATAACAGCAACGCCATCAGTTGTGGTAAGGTCGAGCGCAACCGCTTTCACGGGTTGCCCTGCAATAACCTGTGCGATTTGTAACCGCAAGGCCTTAATTTCAAGTGCTAATTTTGACATGTCGTCTTCTTTTTTTGGTGTTAAAAGTGCCACCGCCCGCATTGGCGATGTGATTATTTGTGAAACAAAACCAAATTCCTTACATTGCTCAGGCGTTAAGGCTGTC